TGAGTGATCACCGTGTTGGCAGTGTCACGCAGAACTCCGGCTGGAATCTCAATGGTCAGCACTGCCCGAGCTGTGTTTGGTCCGATTGGGGTGATGTCCAGCTTAGGGCTCGTCTGAACGGAAGCCTCGACATTTCCGGCCGCCCGGTGGTATGTCAGCAGCCTGGCTGCTGAGAAGCTCGGTAGATACAGAGCTGCTTTCAACCGAGTTATGTTCTCGATCAGACCTTGCCGTGGATCTGCGTAAGGGTTGTTCTCTGGATCCCGGTCACCGAAGATCACGATTGGGATGTTGACGATCTTGGAGTCNCGGACCTTTGGTCGGAAAAGGGCACCAGGGCGACGAGGAATGACCAGATTCTCTCCGCGATTTTCAGGACCGTCGTTGAGCTCCGTCAGATCGGTTGCGATCCAGGCGGGCGTTGCCAATGGGACGCCGTCAATGTCGACGTATTCGGTTGCTGTGATTGAGTAAGTCACGATGAGCTCCTCAGTAGGTTGGAACGCCGAAGAGCTGCCGGGATTGATGCCGAGGAGGTCTCAGCGACTGGGTTGTAGACGTTCACTGTGTAGTTAGCGCCGTTGCCGCCAAGCATCCCGCCAAGAACGTTATTTGGAAGAACCGTCCCCGAGGTCTTGGGAACTACGATCTCGGGACCAAGCTCACCGACCAGGTAAGGCTTGCCTGCGGTCATTGGACCGCCCTCGGCAAGACCAGGCAAGCTACTGATCGCCCCGCCGATTGCGCTGCCGATCTTGACGACCGTGCTGAATCCTTTGAGGTTGAGCAGCTTGTTGATNGCNTTNGCGATACCTGTGACCATTGTGTTGAAGAAGTTCAGGATCGATTTGACTACGTTCTGAGCGCTTGTCCGGAGGTTGCTGAGGAATGTGATCGCCTTCGAGATTCCGGAAGCGAAGCCACCGGCGATACCCGAGGTCACCCCTCCGAAGATCCGCTTGATGAAGTCCACTGCCGCACGTGCGCCGTCTTTGATTCGATCCCAGTTCTTTGTGATCAGCATTACTGCCGGCCCAAACGGCCCAGCAAGAATCGCCGCCAGCAGCTGCCAGTTTCGTTTGATAAAGTCGACTGCGTACCCAATGCCGTTCTTGATAGCCTCGATTGCTTTCAGGGAGACTTCCTTGACCTTGTCCCAGTTCTGAATCAGCAGGACGATCGCTGTGATGATCAGACCGATACCGACGGCTGCGAGAGCTACCCGAAGAACGCCAGCTGCGATTGCTGCACCAGTCTGAGTAGCCGCCATTGCGGTGAANGCGGTGATAAGCTGACCAACGCCAACGAGCACCGGACCGACTGCGGCAGCCACGCCTGCAAGTACGAGGATTGTGGTCTGCACCCCAGACGGCAGGCTGGTGAAGACATTGATGATTTTCTCCAAGAGAGGCAAGACGGTGCTGATCGCCTTTTCCAGTACCGGGAAGAGCTTCGCTCCGATCGGCTGCAAGGCNATACCCANNCGGTTGCGGAAGATCTCGACCTGGTCAGGGAAGTCGACCGTAGCTGCGAAAGCTGTTGCGATTGACTCAGTGCCGAACTCGATCTCTTTTGCCAGGGCGGTGAAGTCGAATGCTCCGGCTTCCAGGCCTTGAAGAACTTCAAGAGCCGAACGGCCGAAGAGCTTCTTGGCTTCTGCGTTTGCAGCCGCTTCGTTTCCTTCGGCGCTGAGCTTCTTGATGTTGTCAATGCTTTCGAGTACGAACTCACCGATACTCTTGCCGCTCTTCTTGGCGGAGTTGGCAAGCTGTGCCTGCGAGTCCGCGACTGTTGCGTTGTTGGTCTCGATCTCACGTTGTAGAGCTGCGACCTTGTTCTGAGCTTCCAGTAGGTCGGCCCCGGATGCGCCAGATGTGCTGGGACCAGCTGAGATCTCGACTTGTAGCTTATTGATCTCGTCTTGGATCTTCTTGACGGCGGCCTGAGCGGTTGCGAGTGAGGAGCCTGAGGCGACCTTCAACTCGACCGGCTTAGCGATCTCGGTTTTGAGACCGCTGATTTCGCTGGCAACTTTCTCAACGCGCAGACGTGCGTCGGCGATCGCCGAGGCGGTGGCCTTTGGATCCGCGAGCTTCTCATTCAGCTTCTGCTGGACGACCGTCAGTTCTTGGGTCTTCAACCGTAGCTTCTCGGTCAGCTTGACCTTTTGCTCAGCGGCGTTGGCCGGTGCAGATCCAGTCGAAAGCGTGTTCAACTTCTCAGTGGCAAGCGTGAGCTGCTGCTGCTTCTCGGTCAGCTTCTCTTGTAGCTTAGCGATCTTCTCTTGTTCTTTTGCGTATTCTTTCGAGCCAGCGGTTCCCTTGCTCTGCAAGTCTTGTAGGCGCAGCTGCGCTACTTTGAGATCCTCGACGGCTTTCAGGTTTGCGCTGTTCGCCTTTTCAAGCTCCTTTGTAGCCTTCTCGGCATCCTTGTCGCCGCTGACCGCAGTCAGGTATGCCTTGCGGAGACCTACGAGTACCTGGGTTGAGTTGAAGCCGGCCTTTTCGAGCTGACCGATAAACGCGACGCTGTTGGTGAATGAGAAGCCGAGCTCGGTCAGGATTCCCGCATTGGCTTCCAACTTGGAGGTAAGCTCCCCAATAGAAACGCCTGTGTCCTGGGAGGCCCGGAGCAGCTGATCGAGGCTGCCGACCAACTTGTCAGACGGAATCTTGAAACGCTTTGCTGTGTCGGCGAAGGACTTTTCGTCGAGGGCTGTGCCTGTCAGCTTTTTCAGCTGCAAGAAGGCGGTCGATAGATCTTCGAGCGGCTTGCCGGCGAGGCCTTCGAACTCGACGCTGAGCTTTGAGATGTTGTCGGCGACCTCTTGGAAGCTTGCCGGTACGCCGGCCGCGACGTTCTTGAATGAGGTCTGCAACTTCTCCGCAGCCTCCCCGGTCAGGCCGGTCTTGACTCTGATCGTATCGAATGCTTCGTCGACTTTCAGGGCGTTCGCGACCAGCAGGCCGAAGCCAGCTACGATCGGCGCTGTGACTGTTTTTGAGAGGTTCTTGCCGGTCTTGGTGAATCCTTCACCCAGGCGCTTGCCCAGAGATTCACCAGCCTTCTCACCGGCGTCTCCGACGTTTTTGTCAAGGTCGAAGCCGAGCTTGGAGGCGAAGTCTTGGACGAGCTTGGGTGCGATAAGCACATTGAGGATACCAGCCTCGATACCTGCCATCACTCACCATCCTGCGTCTTGGGGGCTGGTCGCCGTACTGCCAGCCCATTGCTGAGCATCTCTCCGATAGAAGTGCTTCGTTTTGCCTCTTTTTCAGCCTTGTCCCACGGTCGCGGAATGCGAAGTGGTTTTGATTTNGTTCCGCCAGGCTTTGAATGCGCCTGGACGTAGACGCGGAGAAAGGAGTCGAGAATCTCGATCGTNGCTGCTTGCAGCTCGTTGTCGGTTGTCCAGCTTGTCCCAGCTGAACGCCAGAGAGCNGCCTCCGGTGGAAGCCAGCGGATCATTGATGCTACTTCGCGAGCAGCGAGAGCTTCTTGTCCCCAGAGATCGTGTTTCAGGCTCCTGCCGTAGAACCTACGCCAGTCCGCCTCGGCCGCCCCGTAGTGTTGATTTACGAGATGGCCGAGGCCGATTAGTTTCCCGAATCGGTTGAGTAGACGGTAGCTATGTTCTCGATAAGAACGGTCATGTCAGCCACTGAGACACCTGTCGCTTCGAACGCAGCCCACTGTTCACCCAGCAGGGACTTGACGGCGCCAACGATGTCGTTTGTGTTCTGAGAGGACGCGGCCTCAACGATGCTCCACGGTAGTTCAATGGGAAGGGTGTATTCCGCCCCACCGAACTTGATGACCGGTGCCTCAGCTTGCGCCTCAGCCCGTGCCGCCCGTGCCGCATCGAGATCGATGATGCGGCTCATTGACTACGCTCCTGTGTCGAACGCGTCGTCGTCGGTTAGCAGGTACCAAGAATCGGTGCCTTCTGCTCCGAGGACTGACAGAGTGATCGGTAGATCAGCTGCTGCGTTGCGAACGATCTGAGTCTCGACTGCGTCAGTGACTACTGCGCGTCGGACGACCAGACGGTAGTTCTTGCTGCCGTCGTTCCACTCGACCACTACTGCGTGCTCAGCGAGAGCATCTCCGTTTTGCGGTGGGTAGAAGAGGAAGTTTCCACCCGACTCATCGAAGGTTCCGCCTCCAAGAGCCAGGTTGAATGTGTCTGCGTTCCATTGACGGCAAGTAAATGAGAGGTCAGCTGTGCGACCGGTCACAACCTTGCGAATCGGTAGAAGTGACTGAAAAGCGTTGATGTCTTCAACTGTCACGCCGAAAGAAGCAGAAACGCCGTCCTCCGAGATGTAGCCAAGATCCTTGTAAGCTGCGTTGAGTGCGGCTGTTGGTGTGTTGGGTTCGGTTGTGCCGACCGGCGCGATGTAGATCTTGCCGCCTGAGCCAACTACGACCTCTGATGCGTTTGCTGCCATTGTGTGTGTCTCCTATGGGTTTGGGTGAATGTGCCCTACGAAGCCAGCGAGGTATCTCGGCGTCTTCGTAGCTGGGTCCGGCGACCAAGATAGACCAGTCTCCTGAGTCATCGAGTTCACCACCCCTTCATCGAAGAGTGCCCCTTCGACGTCGTTCTCCAAGACAGAGCAGGCTTCCGCTATGAGGTCGAAGGCTTCCATTTTGCTCGTGCCCCAGGCTTCGATCGTGACTCGAACGGAGTGCAGCCAGCCTCGGACCTGCGGCGATCCGCCTGAAAGGGTGACTCGGATTCTTGGTAGCTGGGCGTCAGGCGGGAGCTCCGTTGAGGCGCAGTTGGCGCCAGCTATGGTCTCGATTGCCGCGCTGTCGTTCAGAACCTGAACTACGATAGCTTCGAAGTCTGGAATCTTGCCGTATGTCATTTGTCTTTCCCTCCATACCGTCCGCCGTTATTTCCTGCGATCATACCCTTGCTGACACGTGCGCTGAGCTCTCCGAGGTTCTGCTCGTGGGTCTTTGAGTAGAGCGGTTCCCACTCCCCGCCGTTGGCGTTAGCCACGGCCTCAGCTGACTTGCTTAGGACGAAACGTGGGCCTTTGGCAATGCTTCC